TTAGATTTGCAGGTAGAAATCATGCTGACGTTGTAAACAAAGCAGAAGATGTAAATAGAATGTATATGTATCCTCCTGTGGTTTCAACTGCTGAGAGAGGTAACTTAGTTGGTATGGAGCAAGGTGCTGTGGTTTACGATTCTGACTTGGATACGATATGTTTCTACAATGGGTCTGCATGGAGGAAAGTAAGTCATACAGCAGCGTAAATCTTAAATCTTATACATAACTCTGTTAGGCTTTAAGTCAGACTATAGGTACTTTAAGAGACAGTAGCGAAAGCGTCACACACGACCCCTCTGGGGTCTTTTTTATGCTATAATAGTTGCATATAAGATAATACTATGCAACTCAGACCACATCAGTTAGACGGATTAAACGCAATGAAGACTCACAATAAGGGTCAGATCATTGTACCCACAGGTGGTGGAAAAACAATGTGCATGATAGAAGATGTGAGGAGACTCTTTGCACAGGACAGTTTACCAAAGACAGTTGTAGTTGTCGCACCACGCATACTCCTAGCAAATCAGTTATCATCTGAGTTCTTGGAGTTCATCACAAATGCAGAGGTCATTCATGTACATAGTGGCGAGACACATCACAAGAGTACAACAAAGACAGATCAACTTGAGTACTGGTATCACAGAAGCACAGATAATCTATTAATATTCACAACATATCATTCTCTACACAGAATACAGGAGTCTCTTGATATTGAAGTAGATGCAATATACTTTGACGAAGCACACAACTCAGTACAGAAAAACTTTTTCCCTGCTACTGAACACTTCTCATACAATGCGAAAAGATGTTTCTTTTTTACTGCTACTCCAAAGAATAGTTTGACTCCTCAGAAAGCAGGAATGAACTGGAGTAAGGTGTATGGGGATGTGATCTGCCAAGTTCCTGCACCAAAGTTAGTCAGAGACGGATACATATTACCTCCAAAGGTTGAAGTTTACAAGTCAAGAATCTTGGATAAGAATGAGTTGGTCGCTGAACGTGATTGTGAGCAGATGGTACAGGCAATAGATAATATTGAGAAGGACAAAGTATTGATATGTGCGAAGTCCACAAAGCAAATCGTATCACTTGTTTATTTTACAGACTTTGTAAGTGATCTTGCAGACAGAGGTTATTCTTGGATGACCATCACAAGTAAGACAGGGGCGATTGTTGATGGAGAGAAAGTTGACAGAGAGACATTCTTTGATACACTTAATGAGTGGGGTAAAGACCCAGATAAGAAGTTTGTAGTTCTACATCATAGCATACTCTCAGAGGGTATCAATGTTCATGGACTTGAAGCAGTATTGTTTATGAGGTCTATGGATTACATTACTATTAGTCAAACGATTGGTAGAGTGATACGCAAAGGGGCAAAAGACAAAATTTATGGTATGATATGTGTACCAGTATATTCCAAAGTGGGTATTACAACCGCCAGAAAAGTTGAAGCAGTAGTCGATACTATCTTCAACAAAGGCGAAGCAGCTACAGTTACAGTTACAAGATGATTCCAAATTATTATTGTAGAGAAATACTACCAAAAGAAAAACTTAATTATGTAAGAAAATTAATTACAGCACCAACTGTTGATTGGAAAGATGGTGCTGTTTCTATGTTTGCAGGGGCATATGATAAAAAACTACCTGACTTCGGAACAACACAAAAGAAACTTCGTGAAACATTCAATAAAGATGTATTCTCTATCATAATGAGTGAGATAGATAAGGATGAAAACTTTTTATGTATGGTTACACCTCGTAGGACAGATACAGCAATGGTATCCAAGATTGAAAAAGGAGGATACTATAGATGCCATCTTGATAATGAGTTTAACGGACACTATAGCACAACATTGTTTCTGAATGAACCAGAGGAATACAAAGGGGGCGAGTTGCAACTGTTAATAGATGGTCAACTTAAAAACATAAAGTTAAAGGCAGGGTGGGGAGTGACCTACGCAACTGGAATACCACACCAAGTATTAACTGTAACTGAGGGTGTGAGATACGCAAGTGTGTTCTGGTCAAAGTCACTAATTACAGACCCATTTATTAGAGAGATATATTATAGTCTGAATAATATACAACAAAAGTATAGTAACTCAGGACTTATTGATAAGGTTCATACAGATATTAAGGAATTTATGGATGACCCAAGAGTTGAAATTGCAATGTTGAAAAAATCTATTCTTAGGAGATACTTATGAAAAACAAAATTTTATTTGGTAATTGTCAGGACACATTAAAAGAATTTGCACCTAATAGTGCAAGAACTTGTGTTACATCCCCACCATATTATGGATTGAGAGATTATGGAACTGCTACTTGGATAGGTGGCGACCCTAATTGTAATCATAGGAGAGACAGTAAAGTTAAAGCAGAGAATTGCAACACAGGACATAAAAATCATGATGAAATGTATGGAGTAGGGGATGCAATATACAAAACTGTTTGCCCTAAGTGTGGTGCAATTAGACAAGATAGTCAGATAGGACTTGAAGAAACACCCGAAGAATATATTGAAAGTCTTGTCAATGTATTTCGTAATGTCAGGGATGTTTTAACTGATGATGGAACTCTATGGGTCAATTTAGGAGATAGTTACTATAACTATAGACCAGGAAAAGGTCAAGCACTTGTTAAACAATCAGTATCTAAAACAAAACAAGACTTACCTGATGAGTGTGCAAAGAGAGCAAATAAATTAGATGGATTGAAAGAAAAAGATTTGATCGGAATTCCGTGGATGTTTGCCTTTGCAATGAGAAATGACGGATGGTATCTGAGACAAGATATAATATGGCATAAACCAAATCCAATGCCTGAGAGTGTAAGAGACAGGTGTACAAAGTCACACGAATATATATTTTTGTTCAGTAAAAATAGAAAATATCACTATGATAATGAAGCAATCAAAGAACCCGCAAAAGATTGGGGAACAAGAGATAGAACCAACGGAAAATATCACAACGAAGGAACAGGACTCCAACCGCATAGCGGACTTACAAAATCATATCCAACAAAGAATAAACGATCTGTCTGGTCAGTAACAGTTAAACCATATAAGGAAGCACATTTTGCTACATATCCACCTGACTTGATTGAACCTTGCATACTTGCAGGGAGTGAGGAAGGAGATACAGTACTTGACCCATTTATGGGTGCAGGAACTACAGCTGCAGTTGCAAAGTCACTTAATCGTCATTATATTGGATGTGAACTCAATGAAGACTATGGTAAATTAATTCAGAAGAGAATACAAGATTATAAACCAATTCAACCAGTTAAAGAAGTGGCACAAGAGCCTAGCATAAACATCTTAGATATTATATAATAGAAGAGTAAACAAAGGAAAACACTATGAGAGTTAAAGTACAACTTTATGTGGCAGGTCAAGTATTTACTGAAGAAGTAAGAGCAGTTGACTATCAAGAAGCAAGACAAGTCGCACTTGCAAGAAATCCAAATGCTAGAGTAATTAGCGTCACTGCTGTATTTTAATGGCAAGAGGAGACAATTACCAATCTTTTTATCCAACCAAGAATCTGACTTTGCTTGATGCAAAGGTCGGACAACCAAATGGTTGGGTATCTAAAGATGGTATGTGGGCTGCAGTTCCATCAAACGGAAGAAAGTTTGCCATAGTCCATAATGGTATCGTAGAACACTTCTCAAAGAACTTTGAGTGTGCTATGATATACATAAAAAAAGGTATTCAAAAGGAGAAGAAAAATGCACGATCAAAACTCAATTGATGCAGTTGAAACATCTGCACAAAAGTATCAGCGAGCGTTGGATTTATTTACTGAGTCAGTATTAAAACCTGACCACGATTTACGAGGTTGTGCATATAATCAAGGATGCTATGAGGATTTAATGGAAATAAGAGAACACGTTTTAGAATACCTTAGAACATTAAAAGAAGTTACATATCATACTAACCCAGATGAAAGTGATGACCTTGAAACCGCTAAGTTAATTGAAACAAAACCACTATCAAAATGGCGGTAATGTGTTCATAACAATACATTAATATTAGGGTAAAAATATTAAAATAAATAATGTGAACTATTAATTTACCTTATGTTATCTACCCAATACCGTTTAAGATTACAAGCGATTTGCAAAGACATTGCAGCTGGAACTGAAGTTTCGTTAGAAGATATGATATGGGCGAATAAGTTGGCAAAAGCAAATACAAGTGCCAGAGGTATGTTAAGTCAGGCAAGAAGATTAGCTACAGATGACGATGGTTCGTGCCTTAAATATTTGGACATAGGCAATCCAGATAGAAAACCTAAAAGAGGATTTTACGGTGCAGATGACATTGCTGATTGGTTTAAGCAAGACCGTTCAGATGATTGGCGACAACGTGACTAGGTATATGTGCGTAGGCATAAATTTTTGTTAACTTATATCTGAATTTGTAGATACTATTTTCTAAATATTTTTAGAATTAGGAGAAACAAGATGCACTAAAACTCCTGTATTATGGTTTAAATATTCAACTATTATTCGATAAAATGCACAACTTAATTCCAGTAAATCAACTCAATGGTTATGATGAGGATAACGATTTAATCACAGAATATTACGAGTGCCTAGTCGAATGTGACGACAGACAATCAGAATGTAAAAGAATATGTAAGGAGGTTTTAATTCGTTAATTGTAGTTTACCGAGTTAGCAAATGTATCAATTCTATCATCCACCTTAACTTAAATAAAATAAAAAAACAACCCCTTGACTTTTTAAGTCAGGGGGTTTATAATTGGAGAAACCATTTACTATGATTAATCCATTGTCTTATGTTAAAAATGTTAGAACTGTCTATGATAGATTCTATCAGAAAAATATTAAGGAAGTACAGGTACAATTCTTGG